TACGAAGTCCTTACCAGTAGTAAGAGAGAATGGATTGATTTTTTGAGTTGTTACTAACTCATTTTCTGGATTGATCTCTTGTTGAATCAAGTTATCAATAGTGTATCCGTAAGAATAAACTTTGATTTTGCCTTCCAATTGTGGAAATTGAGGGTCTTTCTTGATGTAAACACAAGAGTAATAATTGTAGTAACGATTGAAGTACTTCTGAATTTCTTCAACAATTGAAGGTTCTTCGTTTTTCAAACGTTTTAATTCCAAGTCCAATGTCCAAAGAATTGATGATGCGCCAGTAGTAGAAGGGCAGTCAACGTACAACTTCTCATTTGTTAGAGGGTTGATAAGTTTTGCTGCGTACTTCTTGTAGCGGCTTTTACTAGGATCCGTTACCCATGGGATAAAACGGATTACTGATTTGTAGATTCCGTTCTGACCTTGGTCTGGACCCGGATTGTACATGTTTTCGTCGACTTTGCGAGCGTTTGCTGATGATTTACCTGAGAAATCATCGAGATTGAGATTGAATAGATCTTCCATGTTCAAAAATGATTTTAATTTATAGAATTATACTAAATAAGTGTGAGAGGTTTCCAAAAAAATAGGGCGAGTTTTAATACCCGCCCTCTAATGTGAACTTTTAATCTAAAATTAAGCTTTTGGAGCTGTCTTAGAAGATTGAACGTGAGTTCTTCCCTCTTGGCAAGTAGCTTTAATTTCTTGAAGAAGACCACGAGTTCTAGTACCCGCAGATTTATTTCCTTTTTCGTAGAATTTAACCGCTTCTGCTTCAAGTTGAGCAACTTGGTCCTTTAATTGTGTTAACCATTCTGGTGTCATAATCAATAAGTATTTTTGTATCTTATATTACGAAACTTCACCCGGTTTTAAATATTATTGATATTTGGTTGAAAATATTGCATCTGGGAATGATTTCTTAGTAAATCGTATCCAGGTTTGCATTACTTCTTCGAATTCTGATTTAGAGATTACGCCGGAAGAAACGAAAGGCCGTAAGTATGAATTGAATTCTGAATCTATTGGGACTCTCTTTTTAACAGCAGCTGCGTGCATCCCTGAGACCATTGCTGGTATTTCATCAGGTAAAAGAAAATACTTGTAATTGTCTTGAGCACCATCTCTAACTTTTTTTGAGGTTTTTACAATGTGACCGACTTTCTTGTTTACTCCTTTTTGTAAAAGGTGCTCCAATTCGTGTCTAAGTGTATCAACTATTTTAAAGTTTAAGTCTTGGTATTTAGAAGGTTCAGCGTCAGGGCTAATGTAAATAACTAGGTCTATCTCTGGAGAGTCTGGATCAGATTCAGCTGGGATATACACGTTTGCATCAACTACAAATCCATTCTCTTCGAAATTAATGGTTTCCCAAGGAAGTCCATTAAAATCAGTAGTTTCAGAAGGATCAAAGTCGACCACTCTAACTATTTTAACAGTTAAGTCAAATTCAATAGGTTCAGAGTAGGTAAAACTCTCAGTTTTAGGTTTGCCTATTGTTGAGCCGGCTGTTTTTTTGATAAATGAAAATACATCGCTCGCATAAGAAGATGATAGCGTGTCGTATTTTGATTCGTATATAAATTGACTAAATCTTTTTATCATTTCTTTAAGAAGATTACATCGAGATCACTAGTAGATGGAATTGACTTATCGTCATAGTTAATATCAATATCTCCACGATCCTTCCCTAGTTTATCAGAAGATAGTGCTGATTTTAATTTATCGTATATGTCTTCAGGTAAAGCCTTTGTTCCAGTAAGAGCGACTGTAATCTGTTCTTTTTTATCTGTGAAGTTGTTATCGGTGATCCATTTATCTAGATCAGCTTGAGCCAATTCATATTCTTTGTATCTCTTAACTCCACCACCGTCTGTGAATTCCGAATGCCATGACTTGTCTTTATCTAAGAATACGATTCGAGTAGAACCTGTACCAGAAGAAGCAACTGGAGCATTTGGATCGGGCGGAAGTGCTGCACTAGCAAAAGGATCAGCCATTGGATCAGGAGATGATGGTGCTGGAGCATCGGCTGGAGCATCTGCTGGTGGAGCAGGTTCAGCTGGAGTTTCGTCAGCGGGTGGTTCAACCGGTTCCGCTGCAGGCTCTGTTTCTGGATCGCCTTCTGCTTCCAATAACAGTTTAAATTTACTAAAGTTAAGTATTTCCATAATAGTCTATTTGTTACTGTTATTTATAAACAAAAATAGGAGCGCTAGGCTCCTATTTAAGTCAGTATAGTTTAAGGATTTATGATCCGCAAGCTTCGCATGCATCTGGGTTATCAAGAGAACATACTATATCTTCCGCACTTGTATTAAGCGCTTCAAATACTGGTGCAATTTGGACAGTTGGAGCAACTTTTCCAGTAGCCATATTTACTCCTAGTCCAGCAATTGCCGAACTCGCAGCTTCAGTTCTAAGATAATACATTCCTGTCTTTAATCCGCTTTTCCAAGAATGGAAGTGAGCTGATGTTAATTTTGCAGTATTTACGTCTCTAAAGAATAAATTCAGAGATTGTGATTGACAAATAAATTTACCACGATCAGCTGACATGTCGATGATGGTCTTTTGAGAAATTTCCCAAACTGTTTTATAAACAGCTCTTAATTCCTCTGGAATCTCAACGATATTTTGAACAGAACCTTTTTCCAAGATTACTCGATTTCTCATAGAATCTCCCCAAAGTCCTAGTTCAGCTAGATCTCTAACTAGATGTTTATTAACTACAATAAATTCTCCAGCTAAAGTTCGACGAGTTCCTATATTCGAAGTGAATGCCTCGAATGCTTCATTGTTACCCATGATTTGGGCAGTAGAGGCAGTTGGCATTGGCGCAAGCAATAGAGAATTTCGGGATCCATGCTTCATAAGTTTTCTACGAAGAGCTACCCAATTCCAACGACCTGATAATTGGTCATCCGTTACTCCCCATAAGTTAAACTGAAATTGTCCTGAGCTTAATGGAGAACCTTCGTATGAGGCGTATGCCCCATCCTTCTTTGCAAGATCAATTGATGCTTCCATTGCAGCGAAGTAGATTGTTTCAAATATCTCAGAGTTTAATTTCTTTGAGGCTTCTCCGCCAAATTCAATTCCCATTATTGCAAAAGTATCAGCTAAACCTTGAATACCTATTCCAATTGGGCGGTGTTTCTCGTTAGATGCTTTAGTTTCTGCAGTAGGGTAGAAGTTTACGTCAATTACTTTATTTAGATTTAGTGTTGTTTGATATGCTACATCATATAGAGCCTCATAGTCGTACTCACAATTAGGTTTTCTTAGTTTACCTGTACGCTTTCCGATTGTAATAAATTGATTTACTGGAATAGACGCTAAGTTACAAACAGCCTGTTCTTCTTTTGAGGTGTACTCTATAATTTCAGTACATAAGTTAGAAGATTTGATTGTTCCTAAATTCTTTTGAGTTGATTTACGATTAGCTGAATCTTTGAAAAGAATATATGGCGTGCCTGTCTCAACTTGTGATTCAAGGATTTTTTGCCATAGGGTTCTAGCCTTCATAGTATGACGACCTTTTCCTTCAGCTTCAAGTCTTTCGTAATTACTCTCGAATTCCTCTCCGTACATTTCCCAAAGCTCGCAGTCAATTTCAGCTGGACAGAATAGTGTCCAATCGCCATCCTCTTCAACTCTCTTCATGAAAAGATCTGGTGTCCACATAGCTAAGAAAAGATCTCGAGCTCTACGCTCTTCTTTACCGTGGTTTTTACGTAAATCCAAGAAATCTTCAATATCTGCATGCCATGGCTCCAAGTAAATAGCAAAAGAGCCTTTACGTTTTCCTCCGCCTTGATCTACATAACGAGCAGTCTCATTGTAAACCTTTAGCATTGGAATAATTCCATTTGACGTACCGTTTGTTCCTTTGATATAAGAACCAGTAGCTCTAATATTTGAAACCGATAAGCCGATGCCTCCAGCATTTTGTGAAATTGCAGCTACATCAGATAGAGTTTTGTAAATTCCTGAAATTGAATCTTCATGCATAGTTAATAAGAAGCATGAAGATAATTGTGGACGTTTGGTTCCAGCGTTAAACAGGGTTGGAGTGGCATGAGTCATTTTGTGAGTTGACAGAAGCTCATACGTTTTTAATACGTTTTGAATGTCTGTTCCCCAAATACCTACAGCTACCCTCATGTATAAATGTTGAGGAGTTTCAGCCGGCTGGCCGTATGTCTTTAATAAGTAACTACGCTCTAATGTCTTAAATCCAAAGTAGTCAAAGTTAAGATCGCGATCATGAATGATTGCTTCGTTTAGCGTATTCTTATTCTTCTGTACAGCAGCATAGGTTTCATCAGAGATAATGCCTGCCACCTTTCCAGTCTTTGGATCTATGTAATTATATAGGTGGTCAATTGTATCACTAAATGACTTGTGGGTCGTTTTGTGCAATCGGGTAATTGCAATTCTTGCAGCTAAGATTGAGTAGTCTGGGTGAATATGAGCTAGAGCAGCAGCAGTTTCAGCCGCGAGTAGATCAAGTTGCTGTGTGTTAATTCCATCGTATATTCCAGATACTACTTTAGTGGCTACTTCAAGTGAGTCAACGTAGTCTGTATCCAATCCGTATGTTTGCTTTTTAATACGGTTTGTTATTTTATCGAGCTTTAGCGTTTCGCTATGCCCATCTCTTTTTATTACCTTCATGTAGTTTCGTATTTTTAAAAGTCTGCGTCTAATGAAAATCCGGTGTTATCTCCGGTTTTTACCCCTGCTTTTTGGTATTCGCCTACTCTTTTTTCGAAAAAGTTAGTTTTTCCGTTTAGTGCGATGTTAACCATGAAGTCAAAGGGATTTATTGAATTAAATACAGGTTCACAACCTAAATCAGATAATAGTCTGTCTGTTACAAATTCTAAATACTGAGCCATCAAATCTGAATTCATGCCGATTAGTTTAACTGGAAGAGCCTCAATTATAAACTCTTTCTCAATCTCAAGGGCAGATAATATAATTTCTTTAATTCGATCTGGTGACACTTTATCTACAATGTGATGATTGTGTAGGTGAACTGCAAAGTCTGTATGAGAACCTTCATCTCTGGAAATAAGTTCATTAGAAAAACTTAGTCCTGGCATTAGGCCTCTTTTCTTAAGCCAAAAAATAGAACAGAATGAACCTGAAAAGAATATTCCTTCAACTGCAGCAAATGCAACGAGTCTTTCTTGGAAAGTTGAGTTCTTGATCCATCTTAGTGCCCATTCAGCTTTTTTCTGAACGGCTGGGATTGTGTCAATTGCTCGTAATAGGTGCATTTTCTCGTCTTGATCAGTAATATACGTATCGATTAACAGAGAATATGTTTCAGAATGGATATTTTCCATCATGATTTGAAAGCCATAGAAGAATTTTGCTTCTGGATACTGGACGTCTTTTACAAAGTTCTCAGCTAAATTTTCATTAACGATTCCGTCGCTTGCGGCAAAAAATGCCAATATATGTTTAATAAAATGGCGTTCACCATCGTTAAGGTTTTTTCTCCAGTCGACTAAGTCTGCTGCTAAGTCAATTTCCTCTGCTGTCCAAAATGACGCTTCTGACTTCTTGTAAAATTCCCAAATATCATGATGCTGAATTGGGAAGACAACGAAGCGGTTTGGATTCTCTGTTAAAATAGGTTCCATTTTTGTAATTTTTTTAATTAAGTGTGTGTAAGTGATTGAATAATCGAATATGGTGTCGTCTGTCGGCTAATAGTGGTTGCAAAATGCTTGATATGGTTAGCCAGGTGAACAGCGAACAGTAAAATGCGTGGTATTTTAAATTTCGAGTTATCCATCTGGATTATTTATATCGAAACTATAATACCACGCAACTTATAAAATTAGACGAATTCGAACTTTAATTGCTTTCTAATCGCATCTACTTTGTAGACTTGGATTTGGCCTGAATCGCTCACCTTGGTTCTACCTTTAAGGTGATTTACGTCAGTTGTAAAAACTGTATCTGAATCAGGTAACTCAATTTCTAAAACAAAAGTTTGTTTGTTAAGTGTGAAATTTAATGTTTGACCTTCGATTCGGTCTTTTAGGTTTTGCCAAGTTAACTGCTCTTCTCCTACTTTCTCTAATGAATCAGTTAAAATAATTCTAGGCTCTCCTTTCTTGATTACGATATCTTTGATATAGAAATCAATTGAATCTCCGGATTTATAACCTTTACTGAATTCTTCGTAATTTGCAAATTCAGTTTTGTGTAATAGCCCGGTAAAATAGTTTTGGAATTCAACGAACATTCCGAAATCATAAGGTTTGTTAGTTAAAATACCTGTGTACTTTTCTCCAAATTTAAGTTCGTGAACTCTTTGAGGTAAAGTTTGTTTAATATATTTCTTGTATGAAACAATGAATAGATCATTTGTTTGATCGTAGTTCTCAATCATTACTGGAATCTCTTTATTCAAGTATTCATTGAAGTCTCGAATAACGTTTGCAGCAGCATGTGATCCAGGTAGGAAACATTTAACTGTTCCTTTATACAGTGCAAGGTAACCTCCTTTAACTAGGTTAGTAACCTTAACATAGAACCATTTTTCTTCTTTTAAGAACTCGTTAAGATCGTCTCGGTAAGAAAGAGCAGCGCAACGTTTTTCTGATCCTAAATAATCGCCGGCATCGGCTTTGTAGATAACAACTTTGAACTTTGCACTTGTTTCATTCTGTAATAACAAAGAAGGCTCTTCGCTAAATTCTCTAAATGGAACAAAGATAGTAGACAAGGAATCATCATCTTGAACTTCGATTTGTTTGTTTTCAAAATCAATTTTCTTGGCAGTTACTTTACAAACATGACCTATTTCAAAGTCTTTATTTGCGGTTGCGCCGAATGTATTTGATGAATAGTACTTGTCGTAAAGCTCTTGGGCATAAGGTTCTTTACAGAAAATCTTTAAGCCCGCTTTTTTATCCGCTGGAGTTAATTTAATGCTTTTGTTTACTCGGGAATTTCCCTGGCTAAACAGTAAGTCAAAATCAATAACTTCTTGGACGTTTTCGTTTTTTTGCATGTTTTTGTTAGATTAAAAAAGTTAACTAATAAATTAT